GACCTGGGCGAGGACGCGGGCGTTCGCTGGGAGGGTCAAGGTGTTCGGGAAGGCCGCGTTCGCGCCAGCCGAGCCGAAGTCGAACGGCGTCGCGAAGTGGCCCGCGATGTCGAAGTCCTTCTGGTTTTGCTTTGTCCGGCGCCTCACACGCGAGAACCAGCCGCGCGCCTCCGCCGCCGTCGCCATGCCCTACTCCGAGCCGGCGTTCGCGTCCGAGCCGCCTCCGGGCTTGTCGGCCGCTGGCGTCGCGAGGCGTCGAGTCGGTCGGCCCATGCCGCGGGCGCGTTGAACCTGGAAGGCCTGGTCGATCGGGGACCTCCCGGCCGCCTTCAAGATCTCGGCGATCCTGGCGGGGTTCGACGCTCTGTTCGCGCGGATCTTCTTCTGGGCCTTGATGTGACCGCGGACCGCGTCGACGAGCTTGTCCGACCCGGCCATGTGTGGATAGAGCTCGGCGTTGAGCTCGCGGAGGTTCCCGCGACACTCCTCGGCGAGAGCTTCGGCTTGATCGAGCGCCGCCTGGACCTCTTCGATCGCGGCGTAGATCCCGGCCTTCCGCTTCTCCTCGCCCTCATCGACGGGGAGGTCTGGCGTCTTGCGCTCGGCGATCGTGTCCTTCCGCCTGGACGTGTCGGCGGCCTTCTTCTCGGCCTGGGTCTCGACCTGGCTCGAGGCTGGCGGGGCGGCTGGCGCGGCCGCCTTCGCCGTCTCGGTGTCGCCTCCCGGCGGATCCGGTTCCGTGGCGGGCTTGTCGGCCTGGTCCGCTGGCGGGTCCGTCTCGGCCTTGGCGGCCAGATCTGGATCTGGGGCGGTCTCGGTCGACTCCGTGGCCGCGAGCTCCTTCGCGAGCTCGGCGAGCGTCGGGGTCTCGTTCGTTCCGTTCGTCATGTTGTCGGGTCTCCTGGTTCCTGGAAGGGGAGCCGGCCCTCACGGCCGGCCTCCGACTGGAGAGCTAAGGGCCTAGAACTCGGTCGTCACAAGGCGCGCGGCCTTGATCTGTTTCCTCTCGGGGAACGTCCGCGCCCAGTTGTTGACGCCGTCGCCGATCTCGGCGTTCGTCGGACCGCCGTCCGGGTTCGCCACGGAGCCGGCGAGGAAGTTGTGGCCGACTGGGTGCATCGACCACTCGATCCTCGAGAAGAGCTCCTCGCCTCCGCCGCCGTTGCCCTGGCCGGGCTCACGCTCGACCTCGGCGGGGACCTTCGGGTTCCCGACGCCCCAGCGCGAGGCCATCGCGCCGAAGATCCAGGTGTCGAAGACGCCCGCGGCGTTCGGCATCGTGTCGTCGACGATCACGCGCCGACCGAGGAAGGTCGGGACGTTCGCCGCGGCGGCGTTCGTCGAGTCGGGGATGAAGTCGATGAGGTTGTTCTTCTGGGCCTTGGAGAACACGATCGAGTGCATCATGACGGCCACGAAGTCGCCCTGGGAGTCGCCGGCCGTGGTGATGGCGTCGATGAACGCCTCGGCCGAGAAGTCCGTGACGCCAGGCGTGAACGCTCCCGAGATGTCGACCGTGAGGTCGTCCTGGGCGGCGTTGTTCGTGATGCCGGCTCGCGGGTCGTCGTTCGGCGTGACCTGGGCGTTGTCGGCGAAGATGCCGGTCCAGGTTGCGACGAAGACGGCCTGGAGGCGTCTCCGCCAGTAGGCCGCGACGTTCGAGGCGATCGAGTTCGCCGGGTCGTCGCCAGCGAGAGCCGCGGCGAGGTCCATCGTCTTCCAGGACTGGTTCCGCGAGAGGCGTCTCGCGATCTCCTGGTTCGACTGGATGTTCGCCGGTGTCGCAACGGTCGCCGGGTTGTCGCTCGAGACTCGGTCCGGGAGGACGTTCGAGTCGTCGTCGTTGTCACGCCACGAGGGCGCATTGAATGATGTCCCGCCGCCCGCCAGGAACCCGTCCAGAGCCGGATCACGAACGACGACGCCGGAGTCGACGAGCGCGGTCTTTTGCTCGGTGAGGGTGCGGACGTAAGGGGCGAAGATCTCGGGGACTACTACGTCCGCCACTCGGACTTCGGCCATGAGGTTCTCCTTCTCAGTCTAAAAAGGCCGAGACCCTCACGGAGTCGGCGGATGTTTACGGGCGCCAGTCTACCGGACTGGAGCGACCGCGCCTAGCTCTACGCCGACCGCCTTCATGAGGCGCTCGGCTTCCGGCTTGTTCGCCGTGTAGACTTTCCCCTGGGCCGTCATGTTCCAGCCGGCCTTCGACCACGGGTTCCCCTTGCCGAGGTCTCCGCCGGCGCCAGGGCCTCCCGCCCCGTCGCCATCCGCTCCGGCTCCGACCGACTTCGGCCAGAACATCCGGAACGCCTTGTCGCGCGCGACCGCCGCGATGAAGTCGTCGGGCTTCTGGTTCGGCGTCACGCCGGGCCCGGCCTCGAGCTTCGTCACGACGCTCCCGTCCTGGGCGAGCTCGAAGTTCTTCTCGATGAGCGAGACGAGATTCGAGACTCCCTCCGGCGTCGCGCCGGCGGAGTTCGCCGCCTGGGTGAGCGAGTTTCTGATTGTTGTGTCTTTGCTCTTCCCCAGGGCGTCGTCTCGTTCCTTCTTCGTCGTGTCGAGCTCCTTCGTGATCGAGGCGAGGTTCCGCTCGAGGTCGTGGAGACGCGCGGACACGTCTCCGTCGGCCCCGTTCCCGCCGTCGGTCCCGTCGCCCTTCGGCTTCACGCCGCCGGCGAACTTCTTCAACGCGCCCTCGATGATCTCGACGACATCGTCCCGGCCGAGGCCGGTCCCATGCTTCCGGGCCAGGTCGGCGCCGGCGTCGGTGAGCCGCTTCTTCAAGGCCTCGGCGTAGTCGTCGAAGTCCTTCTGGGTCTTCATCCCGGTCACGTCCAGCCGGAACACGCCGTCGGTCTCGACGTAGTGGGCGGCCAGGCCTTCGGGGATCTTCGCCTTGTCTTGAATCGTGGCTTCGAGGGTCATCGGGAGCTTCCTCTCACAGGATCGCGCCGATCATAGCGCGAGACTTATGTCAAATCCACACCGATCACGTCGAGGGGACGGGAGCGCCTGGGAGCCGCGGGGCGCCGAGGCCAGTCCGCCGGAAGGCGCCGGGCTCCGTGTCGTAGAGCTGGCGGAGCGTGAGACGCTGGCCGGAGTTGTCGACGAAGCCCTTGAGGTCGATCTCGCCGGCTCGGAAGAGGCGGCCACGAGTCGGGCCCAGGACGTCATCCTGGAAGCCGACCGAGGAGCGCCGGAGGAAGTCCGTGTAGGTCGTCTCGGCCGGAACCGCGCCGACGAGCTTGTCGACGGCGCGCGACCGGGCGTTCCCCTTGAGCCCGCGGAGCTGGCGCTCGGTCGTCCGATCGGCTGGCCGGCGGCCGAGCTTCCGCCCGTCGACGACCGGGACGCGGATCGACCGACAGTTGATGTGGATCGGCGGCATCGGTCCAGTCCCGACCGGGAAGACATCGCCGTCCAGGCTCGAACAGATCGGCGTCGTCCTCGAGTCCAGGGTCGCGACGTATTGCTCGCGCCGGATGATCCTCCGGTTCGCCTTGTAGAACTCCGAGCGGACGCCGTTGATGATCGCGGCGGTCGCCGTCTGGGCGAGGACCTGGGAGCCGCGGCGGGTGATCTCGCGGACGCCGTCGGCCCCGCCGAGGGCTCGGGTCCCGAAGATCCTCGTCCCGATCTGGGTCGGGGTCTCGCCGAAGACGAGGCCCTGGCGGATCTCCGACATCATCCGCCGGCGGTCGCCGAGCTGGTAGGTCCCGAGCCAGTCGCGGAGGATCCGCCGCTCGAAGGGCCGGGCGAAGACGATCCCGCGGAGGTCCTTCGGCGTCGGGAGCGTCGGCTCGAAGATCACGGGGAGCGCCTCGGTGATGACGCCGGCGATGAACTGGGTCTCGGCGATCGAGAGGCCGACGAGCTCGGTCCGGACGAGCCGGTTGATCTCGTCGAAGGTCGGCTTGTTGATCTCCGCGATGAGCTGGCTCGTCTTGATGAGGCGCCGGGTCGTTGCCGGCCCAGGGTCGAAGCCGAGGGCCGCGATCCGATCGAGCCGCCCCTTGAGCCTGGAGCGGAGCTCGGGCTCGGCCCGGTTGAGGAGCGCGACCATCCGGCCCGAGAGGCTCTTCGTGAAGCGGAGGAGCTGGATCTGGTGAGAGATGAGCTCGTCGCGGATCGCGTCGTTCGCGGTGTGCGCCACGGCCTACTCCTCCTCGTCGCCTCCTGGCGGGGCCTGGCCGCCTCCCGGCGGAGCGTCGCCGCCCGCGGCCGTGTCGATCGCGGCCTGGCGCTGGGCGACCATCGCCGGCGCGTTGAGGTCGCCGGCCGGGGCTCCTGGCTGGCCTGGTACGCCCAGGAAGGCCTCGCCGCCGGTGTCGAAGGCGTCCATGTCGGCCTCCTCCTCGATCTGTTCGAGCTCCTCGTCGAAGGTGAGCTCGGTGAAGTCCTTCTGGCGGAGCCAGTTGTGGACCGACTTCCAGGAGAGCGGGACCTTCGACTTCTTCGCCGTGGCGAAGGCGATGAGGTCGGCCGGGTCCTGGTCCTCGGTGATGAAGTCCAGGTTCGGCTCGACCTTGACCTCCGACGGATCCGCGCCGACCCAGACCGCCGCCTGGCGGAGGGCCGTCTCGAGCCCGGTCGCCGAGGTCATGGCGATCGTCTGGAGCGTGGCCGTCCGGCCCGCGACTCGGATCCGGAGCGTCTCGGCCGCCTCGGCGCCAGCGCCGCTCGAGAGGAGCTTGATCCCTTCCTCGCCGGCGCGCTTGTAGTCGTCCTCGAGGCTTTGTCGTTGCTCCTGGAGGGCGTTCGAGTCGGGCCCGATGAACTTCGCGTCGCCCTCCGGGTCCG